TGTAGTTAAAACCTACCCCGTTTGTGATTTAGCAATATATAAGATAAATAATATTATTCCACTTTACAAAAAATGTCATAGCTTATTTAGAGAAGTAGGGCAAATTAGTCCGGAGTTATATTTAGTGAATTCTATAGGAGTGCTACCAATTATACTTGGTAGTTCTGCTAAGTTCAATGAACATAACGTTGTTTACACTAGTTACTGTGGAGAACATACTTTTACTCATAATGAAAGAGCAGGGATACAAACACCGTATTCAGCAGCTGGAGCATGCGGTACTATGTTAGTCGATAAATCAGGAATGATTAAAGGCTTTCATGTAGCGGGTACGACAGGTGTCGGTTTTTGTGTGATACCCTCCCTTGATGTAGCTAATGATATTAGAAGCATCATGTTGGGGGAGTTGAATGAAGTTAGTTATGAGATAGATGATAGAATTAATAATGATATATCCGGCGTTAGACTTAGGTATAACGATGGAGACGTCAAAATTAATAGGACGTTAGGAGAAACTAGTTTTAAACCTACAATATTTGCAGAACATTCAGCTATGATAAAATTACATCAGGAGCTTAATTCCTATGAAGAATTAAGATATAAATCACCACCCAATTTCAAAGCTAAAGGCAATCCTAATAATCTTTTAAAAGAAATATCTAAAAAGAGTATGAAACATCAAGGTTTTGTCACTCAACAAGAATTACAATATATAAACCAGTGCTTGAGTTCATTAATGGTAGAATTCGATGATCTTACTGATCACGTTACCTCTTTTGGTAATGAAGAAATAACTGCTATTAATAAAGACTCATCCAATGGTTATGGATGTTTGCCTAAAAAACAAGATTATTTTGATTTTGACAATAAATTAATATTACCAACTATGATAGATTTAAAAGATAAGTTTAAGGAAGCCGCCGATAAAGAGATATATGATTACAATTTATTTTTAACTAGAGAGACATTTAAAGATGAAATACGTTTGCCAAATAAAGTTGATAAACCTAGAACATTTAGAGTCATGCCTTTAGGACACATTTGGTGGACCAAGAAAATTTGTGGCAAATTGATACCGCATTTCAAATCGCAATTGCATCATACTGGAATTAGCGTAGGGTTTAACCCTTACAAAGATTTCGATATTATTGCTAAGAAGTTGATGAAGTGTGATGTCACAGGAGACATAGATTTTGCAGAATGGGATGGCTCGATAATGGCTACTTTTATGGATTTGATTTGTAATGTATTTTTAAAATTTTATAAAGGAGATAATGAAAAAGTTTTACGTTATTTGTTTGTTACAATGTCGAGATCTTTTGTATTGTGTGGAGATGAATTGTGGGCAACTACCCACGGTTTACCTTCTGGTACATGGTTAACATTACTTATTAATTGTTTATTAAATAAATGTTTAACAGCTTTAGTTATATACCGTAATAAGCAAGATGCCAGCGTAGATGATTTTTATGATGTTGTCGATTATGTAATGGGAGATGATAAAGTGATAGGAGCTAGTGGACGTATGAAAGATGTTTTTAATTTGCATACCATTAATGATGTTGCAACTTCTTTAGGTATGAAGTGTACTAATGGAGATAAGTCACCTATAGTACACATATCACAACCTTTTGATAAGTTAACATTTGTTAAGAGATCTTTTTATTTTCATACTAAGTTAGGTAGATATGTCGGAGCTTTGTCAAAAGAGACGTTGTATAATACCCTAAGATTTTATGATTGTGATAAAGACTATGATATTGTTATGCAAGGCAAAGTTATAGCAGTGCAAATCGAAGCATGGTTACACGGTGATAAAATATATAATATGTTTTATGATACTATTGAAGAAGTATTGCCATTTGCTGCGTTATTAACAGAACAACGTATACGACGCATAATGGATACTGAAGAAGGATATAAGATTGTCTTGAACCAAATGGGGAAAGACATATCATATATTATGTAAATTATTCTAATGCCAATAAAGGCTATAAAATTCGTCAGATAAGACGTTAAAATCCTTGTTGATCAGGGTGGCAACCAATAGCTATATGAGTATATTGCGTTCTAAGTACACTACTAACCTTTATGTGTGCGCGACGAATATTCATATTTATATTTTAAGGTTTATGGAATTAATGAATGAACAATTCGGAAGCTTTTACATTCACAGACTTAATTAAATTAG